TCGCGCATTACCTTGCCGACTTTTTTCTGAAATTTATCTTTCATCTTATCCAAGATTAGATCCTCCACCTAGTGTTTGAACTCCACCTTCTGGATTTAAACGAGCATCAGATAGCAATTGGCGGCCACCTCTACGGCGTAAACGAGCGCGTGCGGCATCTTCCTCTTGTGCTTTAGTTACACTTGTTATTTCTGCTGGTTTATTACCAGCCGCCGATTGAACTGCATTGTTTGCTTGTTCGCTTGTTTTAGAAAAAAGTTTTACTACTGGCGATACGACTCCACCCATGATTACATTACTCCTGTTTTATCAGAGCCAAGGGTTTGCACGCCTGTCTCTGGAGTTAAACGAGTGTCAGATAAAAGCATCCGACTACCACCACGCAATCGCGCCTTCTGGCGTGCCGCATTTTGCTCTGCCAATAAACGCTTTTCGTCAGCGGCTTGCTTTTGCATTGCCTCTGTCTGAGCCTTGGTCTCAGCGGCCGCGCGTTCTGCTGGCCCTGTGTCTGGCTTACCACCAAATAATCCACCCATTTATAACCTCGTCATTAAGTAAGAATCAACTTTATCTGGGCCATACTTTTTCATTACGCATTCGGTTTCAAAAAACAGAGCCTTCGCATAACGAATAGCACGACTGTCATCAGTTCTAACTGTTATTTGCAATCTATGCAAGTCTAGATATCTCATAGCGATATCTATAAACGATAAAGCACACTTAACCATTGTGGATGGCATCTTCCTAGCATCGTGATCGAACAACGCCCACATCTCACCAACGCCACCCCAGAACAATATGACCCCAACAATAGCTACGGGTTTACCCTGATAGAAGATTGTGATGGCCGTACCCAGTTGAGCCTGGCTAGATACCATATCTCGAATGCCATAACCCCTAGATACTGCCAGCAACTCAGGTTGGTCTATATCCATTTGGTCAAAGTGTTCAATAACAAACGGCAAAGTGAATAAGCCTCTGCGCTTATGCATCTGCTCATTCAATACTTCATATGGAATAGATATCTTCATCAGCCAAATATCTCAAAATCGCTATTAGCTACAGTTTGGGCTATAAATGTCTTAGATGCCCCTAGATTACCCCTAGTCATGCGCTTGTATTCGCCACCACCTAGCAGTAGATACCCAAAGGCATCGCCCACATGGGAGTGTTCATTCTTATTTGGGGCATCCCTAAAGCGCTCTTGCCCTGATCCGACTGATATACGCTTGAAATGGTACCCACCAGCTAGTGATTTACGCAATAACTTGCATTTTGTGTCAACAATTAGGCCTGGCTTGCCGTTAATAAGGCGTTGCATGGGCGCGGCCGCTGACTCTCGGCGTACTTTAAAGTCATTTGATGGGGTAGGTTGAGCCTTTAGCCCTAGTGTTTTAAGAAAGTCAAAGGCGGTAACCTCATAGATTGCATCTCTAGCCATACCGGCTGGGTCACCCCATACAAGAACTTGCATATTGGGGTATCTGGCGTTGATTTCGGACACGAGTTGATGACCAAAACGCTCCAAACCCATATCAAAAGTAACAATCTCATCAAGGATTACCCACCTTCCATTCGGTAATCGCTGGCCAATGACTGCCGCCGGGGTCAAACCAAAGTCTAGTCCTATCTGGAGCGGAACCGATGGATCCAACTCGACATCACCAGACATAATGTTATCGTCATATTCCGGCCAAACCGACTTACCTTCTTGAACATAGGTGTATTTTCCCTCTGCATAGCATCTAATCCAATCTAAATTTTTACCCAATAGCATTTGCTGGTAGTAGCCAGATGGCAGATTGGCCACATTCTCAGCTTTGTTGTTTATACGCCACCATTTTCCAGATGCAAAGATGCAATCGTTAGCCTCTGGATTCTCTGGCAACTCATCTTTAGATATCTCTATTACGCCACCAGGTTGTTTAAAAAACTTCCAAGCATACGCGCCCGTCATTCTTTCTTTCTCTGCCATGCGGTACCACCAATGGTCATCATCCATCGGGTTGGTATCCATCCAGATGCCATGCCAAGATGCGCCACCATCGCGCTTAGTTGGGTATCGTCCTACGCGGTGAGTAAGCCCATCAATAACGGCCTTGGGTAGTTCACGCGCCTCGTTAACCCATGCGCCTGTTAACTCTAAAGAAAGTAGCTTTCGCACATCTTTTGGCTGGTCAAGCGCTAGGAAGATAACCTCGCAATCAATGCCAGCCGCCCCTTCCCTACTGGGTAAGCGGATATGGTGCGTGATCGGTGGAGTATGGAGCATTGGCCCAAAGGTATTCTCTGGGAATAAGTCTAACCAGGTCTTGATTGTGGTAGTCTTAAGTTCTGGGTACGAGTTTCGTACGATAACAAAACGGCTATATCGGATGCCATCGATAGGGCTAGGCTTTTGCTGAATTGCTCTGATGAATACCTCAGCGGCGCACGCATATGATTTGCCAGATCCTACTGGCCCCATCATGCCGCGTACGAATGCATTGCTTGTTAAGAACTTGTATACTTCTGGGCTTTTAGAAAAGTCTAAATTCAGACCAGAGTCTGGTAATGCTTTAGAACTCATCTCTTTGGTTCTAGACATTGATTACCTTTTTAATGATATTTTAGTAAATATACTGTATAAACAACAATATGCAAAATATTTGAAAGAAAATATGCCAGGATATCATCTCACAGATGAGCAATTTATAGAAGAGTGGAATAAATTAGGTAGTCCTGGTCTATTTGCTGAAAAGCATAAATTAAACCCTAGGTCTGTAATGAATAGGCGTAGATCCATTGAATGTAGACATGGCCTTAAGTTGCCAACATTTAATAGTCAAAGACAAGAATTAATTGTAAACAGAATAGAACAAACGCCAGGCAACGCCAGGCGCGGCATTCAGATGGAAAAAGGGCGCGTAGTCGTGTTTTCGGATGCTCATTTCTGGCCAGATGATTACACTACTGCCTATCGGGCATTATTGTTGATTATCAAAGAGTTTAAGCCAAAAGTTGTGATAGCCAATGGAGATGTATTTGATGGCTCACAGGCATCTAGACACCCAAGAATAGGCTGGTCTCAGACTCCATCAGTTAAAGAAGAATTAGAGGCGTGCCAAGAGTTTATGGGTGGTATTGAAAATATATCTAAGGGCGCGGAGTTGATTTGGACTTTAGGCAACCATGATGCACGCTTTGAAACATTCTTAGCCGCCCAGGCTCCACAGTATGAGGGCGTTAAAGGGATGACTCTAAAAGACCATTTTCCTATGTGGAAACCTTGTTGGTCTTACTGGGTAAACAACGATACTGTCATCAAGCACCGATTTAAGGGTGGATTTGGGGCTGGTAGGGCTAACTCGGTTGCGAGCGGCACCAATATCATTACGGGGCATACCCACAATCTAGCGGTACAACCAGTAACTGATTACAATGGTACAAGATATGGTGTGCAAACTGGCACTCTAGCCGATCCAAACTCAGAGCAATTTGTGCATTACACCGAGGACAATCCTAAAGATTGGAGATCAGGGTTTACCCTATTATCTTTTGAGCGTGGCCGCTTGTTGTTGCCAGAATTAATCCAAGTCTGCGGTGAAGATGAATTTGAATTTAGAGGATGCATCAATAAAGTCTAGCGCATGATGGCATGAAAATAACTCCAGAGGTTGTTCGCAACCTATACGCATCTCTCTATTGTTGCTATCCATTTACAAAGTGGAATATGCCTCTGCCGGAAGAGGTTGGTTTTATTGTGACCGCAGATCCAGAAACAATGGGTACCTATCTGTACGATACCGGGGAAGATTACGAGCATACGATTACTGTCTCATCAGCTAGGTGCGGCCACTACTACACTCTGCTAACTACCCTGGCGCATGAATGCATACACATGAGTTTTCACCGGCAAAAGGGTGATAAGTGGATGCAACATGGAAAGCCATTTAGAACCCGTTGCAAGATGGTAGCTAATGAACTAGGGTTTGATCCTTTAGAGTTGTAGCCTATAGGTATATACAATGTATATACACTACGAAAATGCGCCCCAGGATCTTAATGCCAATAACAGATATGTTACGATGCCACAAAAATAGATCAGAGTTGCGGCCATCTCCACTACTAGCAATGGTAAATCATCTTCCATATACCCAGCAATTGACCAAAGTAATGACCCAATAAAGCCAACAAGGATATTGAGAGGGTAGACATTAAAACTGGTAAGCGCAATTCCAAATAGGCAAAGCGCGGTGCCGTACCACTTCATGGTTTTCATTTTTCTTGCGCCTTTCTAGGTATAGGTTTTCTTTTGCGCCATAGGCTTTTCTTATTCATTTCAACCTCTTGGCTATCTCGCGCTCAATGTACCATTTGGCCTTACGCAGATCTTCAATGGCATCGTGTTTCTCGTCAGCACGCCAAATATACTTCATGGCATTGCCCAAACAAAACCCCATATGCTCTGTAATCTGAATACACTCTACGCCTGACGGATGGCTGGTGTAGTGTTTGGGGTGGTTGACCGCGTCATGCTGGGGATTGTTAGGTTCAAAGTGGCTCATTTTTTACTCTTCTTTCTATTCTCTATTTCACGCTGGAGGATATGCCAAAAAGGAGATTTTATAATTTTCATTCGCCCCACCTTTCGCCAATATGATTCATGCGTGGGTTTGTAATGTCATCAAAAGCAATATCTTCTTGATCAAAATTAGGATCAATTTCAACTAAGCCAGCAAACGGGATAGGCTCCTCGTAGCTTGCGCCAGAGTCAATAACTACTGTGGGTGTGTGCTGGGCTTTCTTGCGGTCATCGGTGGTAAATGTAGTCACATTGTTCTCCAGGTTAAGAGCGATATCGCTCAACCCCGATATTAATGACTACAAAATAAAAAGCAATACCTATTGTTGTTTTTTAATCAACTTCCACATCTTGGACATCTGGTGGCTTGATGTTGATGCCAATAACTGATGGCTTATCTGACTCGTCTGGGTTATCCAGGAGGCCTGATGCCTTGGCCAGTAGGCGCAGTACGCCGACCTTATCGTACAACTCCAACTCTAAATTACCATCCTTATTAACTTTAATACTTTTGATGGCTTGCAAGGCATGGTCAGGAATATCTTTACTAGCTTTAACCTTAACTTTGCCTTCATCATCCCATTCCATGATGTCTGTAATCTTGGTATTGGCCATACAAAGCAAAGAGTAGGCAACCGCCTCACGATTCTCTGTGATGGTGGCTGACCGCTCTAGCCTCTTCTGTATGGATCGGATCCCACCCCAGTTTTGTAGGGATGGAATCTGACTCGCTACTTTAGCCTTTGGCCTGGTTGTGGCCATTAGTCCAGCAGACTGTCTGAGCGTTTCTTGGCGGCCTCTACTGCGGTATCCACGCTATCGAAAAACTCTAACTTCTTATCGGTTATTGGATCTTTGTATTTATTTTGTGAATAGAACTTCATTAGAAAGTCCTCATCATTCATAACCTGGCCACCATCAAACACGCTCGGCACATTAACCCATTTAGTGCCAGGCGCTGGCTCACCATTTTCATCAACCTTGAGTGGAATGGTTACAGTTTTCTCTGAATACATCTCGCCTGTGTCCTCATCTTGCCATAGCGGCCTACCAGCGTTTGTCTTTCTTCCTGTATTAATCGGCATCTCTATCTCCTTAAAATGGCACATCATCCAACGGCGCTACCTCTGCGTAGTTGTCAGGGCGGCCAATCACACCAGACGGCGCAAAGCTATTAAACGATGCCGGGGCATTTAACTGTTGTTTCTCTTTCCCAATATACCCAGAAAAATAAGTTCCCTTGGGGCCTTGCTTGTCATACATATTGAACCAGAACTCGCGCCCATCTGGCAACTTAATCGTGCCTGTCCAATCCGCGTGCTTTGGATCCATCTTTTTTAAGTTCTTAAATAACTGAAAGTTACCTGGCTTAATCTCAAAAGGCTTATCGTATGCCATTGTTTATCCCTATCTATTTTTGTTGGTTAAAATCATCTATCGCTTGTACTACTGCCGCTGACTCAGACATCTTCTCTGATTCCACAATTAACGCATGAATTACGGATTGTAGGGTAAACCCCTGTCTTAGCAACCCCAATACTACGCTATGCAACTCTTTCTGCAACTTTGCTTGGTCATTCATGTTAAGGCTCCTTTTTTTAAAAATACCTGGGAAAAATTGAGTAGTACACCCCCACCCTAGTGGCGCATAGGGGGGGAGGGTATGCCGCCTTGCTGGAATCGACCTCTGGCGCTATGTGCGAGACCATCGTGCTTTCTGCGTAATACACCACCCATGTACTCCCGTTGCAATTCCATACGACCATTTGGTAATGTTACAAG